AAAGGCAGCACTTGACCACTGCTATTTTTATAGCAATACAGATGGCCATATACAGTGCCTTGATTTACAAAAGTTTTATATTCGTTGGGCCACTCAGTTTCATATGTTAATTTAATTTTTCTGAAGTCTGGATTGGGTAACAGGTTATAGAATCCCACAAACACTCCAGTGTTAGTCACAGTGGCTGGTTGGCTTAACGTCAATGTGGTTGTACCAGCACCGCTTACCACAGTTGTTCCTGGTACCAGGCCCTGACCGTAAATGGCTTGCCCATTGACTATGCCAGTGGAACTTGCCACAGTGATAGTGTTAGTGCTTAATAACGTAGCAGTTGTATTAGCAACCAAACCACTTAGTATGGTTGCATTGCTGTTAGTGACGATCCTCCAGATACCTGTTCTCTGATACTGTGGCACATCAGCCCAGGTGTCAGCATAGGGAATATTGATGTATATCAGCTTGTTGTCAAAACTACGGACACCATCCAGATTATACTGGGTGATAAATTCGTCATAATCCTGATCCTGCATCTTATTATAAGGAATATCTACAATCATATCGATTGTTAAAATATCTGGCAGATTTATCAATTTATCCTGTGCATCTTTGATGGGCACATTAAAAATCAATGTGCCTTGATCTTGCCCGTTGTTAACTACCCCCAGCACATCGCGAGGATTGATATTGCTTTGAACGGTGCTAGTACCAGTAATCCCAATTTCACTCTGGATGAAGAATCGGTTACCAGGCTGGTTTAAATTAAAAGTATATTTTCCACCACGTTGGAGGGTGATGGTGGGATTGGTGCTGCCAGTATATCCGCTGACGTTGTAGCCGCTTTTGCCTATGCTAGCACTTTGTAATTCAGTCTGATCTGTTGTAACATAACTGATTCTATCTATTGAAAATTCTTTTTGCAGCGGAACACCAGCAGCAGTAACATCCACAGTCAAAGGACCGTTGGGAACCCAATAGTATTGACGATAATTGGTAAGTTTGTCCAGATCTACGAATCCGTCATAGTTGTAATATTGATTGGTAAATAATCTGCTGTGATCGTTGTTTAGACCACCATTGCTGCTTAATTGATTTAATAATTCTGGATAACTGTATACGTTATCAATCTTATAATTATTGCTGTTGAATTGTTTCTTTTTAACAACAACACCTGGTTCCAATTGATAAAACTGGCTATAGCTGTCTGCTTCGCTGATATAATAATCTTTTTTATCAAAGATGGTGCTTTGGTCTTGCTGACCAATATAACCATATATCTTTTTAAGATTGGGCTCTTGTATAAGTTGATCTACCGTGGCGTTCAATAATCTCTGATTGGTGGGAGTACGAAAAACACTTGGAAGGAATTCGGAACTTTTACGCTTTGCCATTTTATTACCTTAATACGTGATGCTACTGAGATTGATCCCAGCACTGTTGATGCCACTCAGTACTCCATTTACAACTTGTATGTTGTCAACAGTAGCACAGTTTATAAAAATCTCATTGGGTAAGCATCTTATTTCATATAAGCTACCAAAGTTTGCAGTTATGTCCACAGGTACTAGGATTATACTACTGAGATGGCCATCTAGTTTTTGGTGTATATACGCACTTAATTCACTGAAATAAAATGTGTTACCAAAATCCCAGTTTTCCAGCGCAAAATAATTGTTGATGGTGTCGATAACCCTGCTCTTTAATTCAGTGTCACTGATTGTTGTTCCTGGACTCTTAATGATCTGGAAATTAGCTTGTAAACTCTTAGTAGATTTATTACCAAATAATAGTTTGTAAACCCCAGCGTTCAGTATCATCTCATCGCTTAACATCTTGTATTGAAAAAGATCGCTATAACTGTTGTTCAATGTCACAGTGTCTAAATCCACAGGTTTAGTCACAGTATTAGTTAAATCTATAACATAGTTTCTGTATTGCTCATCATAGCTGCGAGTTAAGATATATGTATCGATCAAATTACTTGGCGCTGGATCGATTCGTCTGGTGTTTTCAGCATTGTGCTGGTATTCAAATATCAAATTTTGTCTGCCAGCAAATGCCAGATATTCATCAGTTACATTTACCAGTGTGTTTACACCATCTTTCACTGTGATCTGATAAAATGCCTGATCCGTTGTGGCATATAACACTTTTCCACTGCTGAAATTATTACGCACACTGAGGATATCACTGTAGGTTTTATAACTATAGTTAACTATACCTAGATCTTGTAGACTATATCTGACAAGATTATCTGTATCCACATATTTTTTAAAGAATACTTTGCTGGTGCCAGTGTTCAGATTGGTAAAAATATCAGGATCATTGGGTAGACCGCTCAGGTTGTTGACCGGGTAGGTCACTTCCACTCTGGTGCTGTCCAGGTAACCATCGGATTCGATTATGTTTTTATAGACATTCAAATTGATGTCATTCTGTAACAATGTGTTGACATTCAAAATCCGCACATTGTCTTTTACCAGTGTATTTGTGTTGCTGTCGTATACCTTCGTGGGGTTGGTATTGATGAAGGCGACTTGTTTGCTGCTGCCAAAAATAAAATCCTGCTGGCGATAGGTTACGGTGTATTTGACACCGTCTGTGTTGAATTTGAACAACCAGCTGCTGTCAGCACTGCCGTACTGCGTGTTCAGACTGAAATCGCTGTCGCTAACTTTGCTGATGGGTATGATGGTCCAGGGATCGGTCACACTGCTGGTCTTGGTGTAGTCGTAGACCAAAGCAAATTCGGTTTTATTAATGATGTAATTTGTCAGTGTGTTGATGGTAGTGATCTGGAAATTTGTACTCCAAGGTGCATATACTTTTTCCAATATACTGCCGCTTGGTATATTATCACTAAGTGTCACTGCACCGATATTACGGCCCGCCACTAATACTGTGGTAGCTCCTGTGCCAGTTACACTCTGTATATTTGTCCAGATATACAATTTGTCTGTTTCTAATGTAACGTTACCTTGGATCAAAGTATTGTTTACATCAAAATAATATCCAGTTGGTGCTGAAAATTTACATATGGTGCCAATTTTTAAATATTGCCTAATACTAGTAGTGCTAGAACCTATGGGCATTATGGTTTTAACGGCATCTATAAAGAAACCAGTACAACTGCTCACATCATCGGTGGAACGGCTCCAACTTGTAAATGCCAGTGTAGGTATATACAAAGGAGTATAATTTTCATAATAAAATTGCTTGGTGGGATTGGACTGTAATAAAGGCATCAATGTGTTATCGATCACTGCCAATATGTCGTTCCTGCTAGTATAGGAAAAATCAAAACTCTGCAAATAATTATTTTTATAAAAAACACCATCTTTGCCATAGATGTCAGTGCTGCTATATTTTCCAGTGGGATCAGTTATGTCTAAACCACGGCTCACACCACTGGCAAAACGATTGACACTCTTAACTTTGACTATGTCACTGTATGTGGTATAAGGTAAGATGTTGTAATCTTCGCCATTGACCATACGATTTTGTGTGTAATAAGCCTGTGGTGCTTTGGCTTTTATTTCAGTTGTCAGATCACGACGGCTGCTGTTGCTCACAGTATATTGCAAGCTGGCATTGATGGTCAAAGTTTCTGTTCTGCCTAACTTGCTCACATAGGGTATGGCAACCGTAACACTGGCCATATCGCTGGGACTGATTCTATATGTCTGGCCATTGCTGATGCGGTAGTATATCCGGTAGTTGCCCAGGGGGATATCTGCAAAGCTGCCATCTCCAAATATCAGATCGATTTGATCGTCAAGTCTGGTATTAATGCTGTAAAGAGTTCGTATGCCTCTGGCAGTGCTGTTATATATGGCGTTGCTGCCAGCAGTGCTGGGCACCTGTGTCCACTGGCTGCCTATGATGCCGTTGCTGACTTCATACATCCAGATGTCATTGTTATTGATATTCTGGTTGTTCACGCTGAATACACGGTTGGCAACTTTTTCAGTGATGCTGAAATCTAGGCTGGTTAATGTTCCTTGTTTAAAATACAGGAAGAATCCAGTATTAGGGCTGCTGTTGCCACGGCTGTCGTTCTGATATACAAATCCAAATTGTCCGCGAGTTCCAGGATCTAATTCGTTGATAGTGTCAGTGGTTAAGATGCTGGCGCTCAACACTTCAAAATTCATAGTATTCTGTGCAACTAAACTGCTAAATCCAAACACAGGTAATATGGTTGTAGGCACAGCAATGTTATACTGTTCAGTGCGTACACCATTGATGGTTTTGTTTGCATAGGGTTTGCCTATCTTTTGACCACCACCCAGTGCTGAATTTAGCACTTGTGTCATTTGACCAGCCCAGTTAGCATTGTTGGCATCGTTCCACACAATGTTAACGCGACTTAGGTTTTGATTGTTGATGTCTGTGATGCTTTCAGTTGTGTTTATGGTCTGGATTTTTAAGAAGCCGCTGGAACTGCGATTACGGCTGGGATTGTAATTAAGTTGCTTGACTAATTTTAATACACTGTCACGCCGTTCTGCTGTTTCTAAGAAATTTTCTCTGGCATTTAAATCAGTCCTAAATGCTATGCTCTGTGCGGAAAACGCAATCAGATCCAATAAAGCAACATATTCACTGCTTTCAATAAAATCATTGAAATCTTCAGCATAATAGGTTTTGATATAATCAATCATAACCTTTCTGATCGTTTCAAAATCATAACTTTGGAAATCTGCCTCACTGAAAGTGGTGTAGATTTTTTTCCAGTCTTCAGTTGCAAATATATTGGTTTGTCTAGTTGCCATTTTTAATTCACCCAATGTATTTATTCGCTGAATTATATGCTCAGTTATTAAATCACATATAATTTTTTAGTTTTGTTATCAAACAACACGTTTAGTGCTGCTTGCTTGTTATCCGGACTAAAAGTTAATTGGAAATTTAAAACTAATCCACGGCCATCAGGAGACTCTTGTACGGTGGTACCTTGAATAACACTAAATCTGGGGTCATAACTTATGATACTGTCGATATTTGCTTTAATTTCTTGCTTTAAAGCATGGGTAAGCGGATCAAAAAGGCGATCCCATATGATACAACCGAAATTGGCATTCATAAGTTTTTCGCCTTTCTTAATCTGCAAATGATTTAACAGATCCTGCACTATCAGATCATTATCTGATAGCCTATAAGATCCAAAGTCTCTGTTTACTGTGCTGTACCCGCGATATAATGACATATGATATTTACCTTAACACGCTGCTTTGCCGTTTTGATCTCCCATCATCATGCTGCCAGGAGCATTGGGGCTACCGCTGTTGGAACCGTTTGCCCCTGGGGCATTGGCACTACCAGATACTGGGGTGGTATCACCACCACTGCCTCTGTCGCTGGCGGCAGCATCAGCTTGAGCTTGGGTTTGATCTTCCCTGCCTGTGCTGCCGTCTTGGCTGACACTGCTTGCGTTGCTGGCACTACCACTACCTCCATCACCAGTGGGATTTCCGTCTGCATCAGTACCACGTCCCCCTGGAGTAGTTGTAGTAGTTGTAACAGGCCCAGTGCCGTTATCTGTTGTTGTTTTTGTCACAGTATTACCATTGCTGTCAGTGGTGGTGATACTGCTACTGCTGCTTACCTGTGTGCCAGGGCTACCGCTGACCTGGGTGGTGACAGTCACACTACCGTCAGGACTGGTGGTGGTAGTGGTATTATTGACCGGAGTACCGCCAGCACTGGTTGTTTCTTGCTGAGTAGAACCTGCACCGTTGATGTTGGTATTGGTGGTCACATTATTGTTGTTGGATCCGGCATTGTTGTTTACGATTTCTTTGCCATTGGCATCTGTGATTTTGACACTGCTACTGCTGCTGCTGACACTGATATTGGTGGATCCATCGTTATTGGTCTGCACACTCGTGCTGCTGCTTTGTATGACATTGCCCTGAGGATCGGTGGTCATTGTCGTGGTGTTGCCTTTGTTGTCATTGGTTGTCACTGTCTTGTTTCCGTCGCCATCATAACTGACTGAGCTAGAGGATTTGTTGGTGGCCACTGGCGTTCCATTATCCAGTTTCACATCGTCCACTTTATAACTGCTTGCTTTACCTGTTTGGTCATAAGTGGTTACAGTTTTGGTACCGTTGTTAATATTAGTGACGCTCACAAGATTGCCATCTGCATTGGTTGTCACTACAGTGAGACCTTCCTGGCCTAATGTGGTAACTTTGGTGCCACCAAAGTCGGTATTTTTTACATCCAAGATAGTATCTGTCTGTCCTGCATTACCGGGATTAGAATATTTGGTGTCATTGGCATTTTCTGTGACATAATTGGTGTTGCGACTGGTTGTTTCAGTCTGAGAATTCACAGTCTGATAGGGGTCAGTCACTGTTGTGGTCACTCTGGTATCCACAGGTGGGGTATAGTCTACCGCCACTGTTTCAGTACCTGTGTTCGTGGCAGTGCTATCAGTGGCAGGTGGTAGTCCTGTTACTGGATCTACTACGCCTTCGTTGGTTTTTATATTAGCTGCGACGGTGGCTTCCTGTTGGGCCACTGCGGTTTCTTTTTCTGCAACCAGTGCAGTCTCTCTTTCTTTACTTGCTGCCAGATCGGTCGTAGCTTCATTTTCCAATTTACGAGCTTGGTTACCTAAACTTTGGTTCTGACTGGTCAATGCTGCTGTTTGAGTTTTATAAGTGTCTGCATCAATCTTTCCAGTATCATACTGTTCCTGAACAGCTTCTTGTTTTGCTCTTACATCTGCCTGCTGCGCTCTTAAATCAGCTGCCTGTGCTTGTTTTTCCTCAGCTTGAGACTGGATTGCTTTTTCAGATTCGATCTTAGTATTAATCTCGTCCACTGATTTTTGTGCAGGCGGATCTAACTTAGTAGCACCATTTTCCTGCTCTACCTTCTGTGCAGGTGTTCCTTCTGGTTGCCCTTCTTTCTTTTCAGGATTAAGATCTCTTGCATCAGCAGGATTTGATGCAGACTTGGCACGATTTGCTTCGATCTGGTCCAGCTGGCTCTTTTTCATTGTTTCGCCACTGACTGGATCACGTACCATTGGATCATTAGGATCCTCTTTTTTATTTGCTTCTTCTTTGTTTTTATCCGCATCAGGATTGGGTTTTTGTGCCCTAGCAGCATCGCGAGACAAGATACCATTGGGATTTTTATCATTGGCTATCTGCCTGTAAGCCAGCGCATTGTTGCTATCGGATTTGCCGGGTTGTTCATAAATCTTGTGTGTAGTAACCCCAGAACCGTGTGGCCAATTCTGATCCTGAACAACTATATACCTGCCACGTTCATCTTGACCTTGGTCTAGATAAATGGCAGCATGATTGCCCGTAGGCTGATTAGCATACCCCCCTTTGTCTAGCGTAGCTATAGCAGCACCGGGAGGTGGCGGATTATCGAATATGTTCTGACTGCTCGCTGGTCTCCAAGTATTGGTTAATCCGCATTCAGGTGCAACATTCTGCACGAAAACCGCACACTGTCCGTTGCCGACCACTTTACCCATTAATTCAGGTGTGGGAACAGATCCACTGTATAATGCACTAGGATTGTTGTTGTTAATCCCGCTACCATAATTTGTACTGTAATTGGCACTTGAACTCCAGTTGCCACCGCCGCTAGTACCCCCACTGACATTGATGCTACCGCCGTTGCTGGTACCTCCTGAAAAGAAGTTGTTGGTGGCATTGTTAATATAACCAGTTGCGACGCCAGTAACGCGATTTATCACAGTGCTGATAGCAGCATTTTTTACCACATCAAGCAGGCTGCTGCTGCCTTTTTGAGCACCTGAACCATATACCGGACTGTAACCACCGAATCCAAATTGTCCTCCTCCGTTCTGCCAGGGTTTGGTAGTGGGAGCAATGGACTGGATCAGGTCAGTGGGAGCCACACCCAAACTCACAGCACAACCGCTGATTATCTGGTTATAGGTGTAAATGATCCTGCCCTGTACAAATTTTATCATAGCACTTATGAACGCCACGCGAGTCCTACCATCTTTGAGATTGACATAATCATTGGGAGCAATACCCACTAAATTCTGGGTAAATCTGGCCAGGCTCTTGACATTGTTGTCAGTAACGTTGGCCTGCAGATATTTTGCTATAAGTTGAATGCAGGTTAATTTTGTACCACTGTAATAGCTGTCAAATAGGCTCACAAAAGCTGCAATGCCCTGTTCTGGTTTGGCATATATGGCTAGGCTATTGGCAAATCCCACTGCATATTTGTCATCAGGCCCATATTGCAGGTTTCCTGGATTGTTCTGTAATTCACCAGCACTGTACTTGGCTTTGTCGGCCTTACTTTGTGTTTTCAAACCCACATCAAAACTTGCACCTGTGCCATAACTGACATTTTGTAAATTGTTCATTGTGCTGTAGTTTTGCGTCTTGGGATATTGGGGGTTGCTGGTATTATAGTTCTGCCCATTTGTCAACAGGTTGTTGATGGCTGTTTTCACGGTAGCAGTAGCTATGCCAGTGACCACGCTGGTTACCACTTTGCCAAATCCAAAGTTGCTGCCCTGGCCGCTGTAGCCATTGTTGTAAGCAGGAGTGTTTGTGTTGTTGTTGCTGCCAGCATTGCCACCAGTCTGTCCTGTGGCATCTGGTATAGCACTATCACGCAATGATCCAGTACCAGCACTGGCACCTATGTTGCCAGCATCGCTGGCTGCTGCTGCTGCCTGTGCTGCATCATTGCTGCTGGCCTGTGCAGTGTTGCTGCTCTGTCCTTCGAAACTGCCTTGCTGGCCATTGTTATATGTCACAGGACCTATGTCGTTGGTCATGGATCCATAACTTTGTTGTGTCATACCGCTGCCGAAATTATTGGTGGCGCCGAATTCTCCGGCTGCCCCATCTGGTTGTCCGTTTGTGGCGCCGTAGCTGGGCTGGGCTGCTGGGTTTGCCACACCACCTGAGCCACCGCCATTGGTGCCTTTGTGGCCAGTCCAGGGTTCTTTAGTGGGCATCTGCATAGGCATCATTGCACCACC